CGTGATACCCCCCGACGAATAAAACCAAATACAGGGCAAACACCCTGTATTTTTTTGAAATATTTCAAGAAAACTGTTGACAATATACAGAGGGGGGTATATAATATAGTCAAGAGGTAAGGGAAACACCTCGTTCGTCGAATATGCCGAAACTGAAATTTGGCAATAAAAAGGAGTTAGAAAAATGAAAACAACCTATAAAGAATACGGCTGTACTGCCAGTATCACGGACAAACAGGACGGAACAGCGCGCCTTATAGTGCGCAACCAATACGGCCAAAAAGTGAAAGACAGTATCCATAAAAACCGTGCCTGCGCTTTGGCAGCATGGCGTAGAATGTGCGATTAAGGAAGGTGCAAAATAGAAGAAAAAATTATTAGACTACATCCCGAAAAAAATATAAAAATGCCGTGCAGGAATTCTATAAAGATTCGTGTGGCTATTGGTTGATTCTTAATGATGGCTATATCTTAGAAGATTACTATGGGGCGCATGTTATCCATGAGGATACTATAAACGACACTTTAAAAGTCCTGCGTCAATGTGTTACAAAGGAGTGCTGAAATGCTAAAATTTAAAAAGGATGGCTATGCTCGCCATGATAGCGGCACGGTTTACAAGGTTAAAGACATTTTCCCTAACAAATATAACCCGCAAGTATTGTTTGTGAGCCTTGTAACCGGGAAGCGAACTTATACGCGGGCAATTCAAACCGACAAACTGGGCAACGAGTTTGCCCAATATGGGACAGGCTACGGCAGGGATAGGAATTTTTCTTCTATCATTGTTCCGATGAATTAATGTACAGCAGGGCTTCTGCCCTGCTCCTGTTATCTTGAATAGTTAAAGGAGTTTTTATGTTTGTAATTTATATTGAAGAATACGGATATTACGAGGGTGAAATATATCGAAATGACGGCGAAACTTATCCTTCCGCCGAATTGCAAACCGTCGATTCTCCGTTTATAAAATCGGTGCAGAGAAGAAGGCTATTGAGCGTAATTCTAAAGCGGCAAATGAGTTTGTTAAAAAGTTGTTTGCTGATCTTGCTGCCGGTAAAACATTTGGCGAACTACGGCAGCCAGTGAGTGAGAAAGTCAGAGCTGCAGCAAAGAGGATTTTTCCTGACGCCGATGATAGCTTTATAAAGCGTAATTACAACGATATCAGCTTTATCGCAGACGTTGAACGAAAATGCGCTGAATGTATTAACACTGTTGATTGTCCATACAGCGGACATCAACCGTTTTTGAGGGTAGATAAAGAAAGCGGATTTACTTATGTGGTAGCTGATCGTGAACGGTGTTATAAATATCATCCGTTAGTGCCTGATGTAGTACCAAAACGGTCAGCATGTCGTCAAGGTGATTTAGCTAAAGTTTAAAGGAGCGGTAACTATGAAAAAGTATGAGTTGACAGCAGAGTTTATAGAACAATGGGGCAAGAAATTATTTAGGATTAAGGCTTTAATTAGCTTTGGAAGTGTTGAAGCTGGTGAACTTGGTGGATATGTGGAAAAAGAAGATAACTTAGCGCAAGATGGCGACGCTTGGGTGTGCGACGACGCTTGGGTGTGCGACGACGCTTGGGTGTACGGCAACGCTAGGGTGTACGGCGACGCTGAGGTGTACGGCAACGCTAGGGTGTGCGACGACGCTAGGGTGTACGGCAACGCTAGGGTGTACGGCGACGCTGAGGTGTACGGCAACGCTGAGGTGTGCGACGACGCTTGGGTGTACGGCAACGCTTGGGTGTACGGCAACGCTAGGGTGTACGGCGACGCTTGGGTGTACGGCAACGCTTGGGTGTACGGCAACGCTGAGGTGTGCGGCAACGCTGAGGTGTGCGGCAACGCTGACTATTTATTGATCGGTCGCATTGGTAGTAGATTTAGTTTTACGACATTTTTCAAAAATAAAGACAAAGGTATAACAGTGTCTTGTGGGCGTTTCTTAGGGACTATTGCCGAATTTAGAGCTAAGGTTACCGATACACATGGAAATAATAAGCACGCAAAAATGTATAACCTTGCTGCAGATATGGCAGAACTACAGATTTTAGGGGAAGAACATTTTGACAAGCTGAACACTAATAAGTCAGAACCGTTTTGAGGTGAGATTATGAATTGCGATATATGCCATAAGGATACAACGGCGGGGAGTCTCGTAACCAGAGGCCGACGTTTTAAGGTGCATATTTGCCCGAACTGCTTGATGTGGTCAGATGATACACGGGCCGTAATAGCACGGGAAACAGTCAGTAAATTCAAGCTTTTACGAGAAAAGGAAGATATTAGCATAAGCAATGAATAGAGTGGGGAAATTTATGAATAAAATCATATGCGGTAATACACTTGACGTATTTGGAGAAGTCGCAGAAGCAGATATACCGATAAATTTGTTTTAGGAGGGTGACATGAAGCACATCGTACAGTTTAGCGGTGGCAAGGATAGTACCGCCATGTTGCTAATGATGTTGGAAAAGGGAATGCAAGTTGATGAAATAATTTTCTGCGACACAGGAAAAGAGTTCCCAGGTATGTATGTCCACATTGGCAAGGTTGAGCAATACATAGGTCGAAAAATTACTACCTTAAAAGCGGAAAAATCTTTTGATTATTATTTCGCAGAGCATATCAAGACCAAGGGGAAAGGTAAAATGTCGCAGGGTTACGGCTGGGCGAGAATGTGGGTACGTTGGTGCACTCGGTTGCTAAAGCAAGAACCTACAAAGAAATACCTAAAAAGCCAAGGTGAATATACCCAGTACATCGGTATAGCTGCCGACGAACCGAAGCGGCACAAGAATATACTCAAAAACACAATACACCCTTTGTTCGATTGGGGGATAACAGAAGCACAGGCTTTACAGTACTGCTATGATAGAGGCTTTGACTGGGACGGATTATATGAACATTTTAAACGTGTAAGTTGTTGGTGCTGTCCGCTACAACGTCTTAGCGAACTGCGAACGTTACGAAAACATTATCCTGAACTGTGGCAAGAGCTTATTGACATGGACAGCAGAACAGCATACAAATTTAAGCCCGACTATTCAGTTGAACAGCTTGAAAGAAGATTTGCACAAGAAGATTTGCAGCAAGAATTATTTTAATTTAAAACTGCTGCCCAGCTACTGCCTCGGCACTATATACAAGCAATGTGGCGCAAAAGGGAAGTATACCTGTGGAATGGCCTTACCACAGGGGGCGGCCTTTTAAATATAAGGAGTTGGAAATAGTGAAACCAATAAATATAAAAATTATGATGGCGTTAATCGAAAAAGAACCAGGCGATCAGTATGTACCGGTATTGAAACCAGTACTTATGCAGATACTGACTGAAATCAAACATTTGCGCCGGAAAAATAGTCAGCTCGGCGGTAAAAATGCCCGGTTAAGGCGAGAGAAGAAAGCTCTAGAAATTATGTTATCGGCGGTAGTAATAAATGACGACGTGGAATGAACTACCAGCACACCTTGTAAGTAAAATACGTTCGGACAGCGTAACGGCGCCGGGGAGTATCCTGATCAGACTTTTGACAAGGGTAAACTTATAACATCCCTGCAATAAAACCCGTCAGCGGTCAACGTAGGGGCTGTGAGGTGATAAAAATGATACCAGTTTCGTTTTTGTTGGTGCTGGTCAGTCAGATATTTTTAACAACGGTTATAGTCCGTTATGACCATATGGAAAAATACGAAGCACAGTTACTAATCTTTGCGGCGCAATGCTGCTTTATCTGGTATCAGATAGCAATGTTTGAGTTAGCCAGCCGGAAAAAGTAACCCCGCTGCGTGTGGTATAATTATCTAAACCAACACGCAAAGGAGCTGATACTATGAAAGAGTTTTTTAACCTTCTGAAAGCAAACGGTATGATAATGAATTTAGTGTTCTTCATGGCCGTGGCTTTTATGCTGGGTGCCGCTGCTGGCATTGCAACTGCAAAATGACAAAACAAAAAGACTGCCAACGTTCGGCAGTCTTTTTGTTTTAGGGTCAGGATGGAATAAAATATATTGAAAAAGGTGTAGGTAGAAGAGAACTTACGCTCATATATATTATACCTCGACGTCAGAAAAATGGCAACAAAAAAGCAGCCTTGCGGCCGCCCTCTTGTTTTCTAAATCGCGTCACTGATTTCAGAAAGGTGATGTATTTTGATTGCAGCTCCATTATAGCAGATATATGATATAATGTAAACAACAAAAACAGAAAAGCGCCCCCCCCCAACAAGACGCCCCCCCCCGCGCCCGCGCCCACACACAACA